GTTACTGCAACGGTTGGAACTTGTGTAATTTTTGGAATCTCGAAGGACATACCTGCATCAGGTAGGACACCGCGAGAAATCGCATCGATTGAGGGACGAACTAAGTTAGATAGTCCGTTGACGACTTCAGTCAGCTGACGTGTTGGAATCAGGCCGGCGTTGTCGGTTGTGTTATCTGCCGCCATAACGTATTGGCGGGCCTCATGGTCTCCAAGTGTTGCGCGCACTGATTGCTCCAGATATTTGACTGGAGTTACTTCGATGCGTGGCTTGGAATAAAACGCAGGCCGGGCATTTGCCTGGACTTGCGTAGATGCTTCCACCGCTTCTTCAACGGCGGGAGCGTTTTGGACGGTGGTATTTTCCACTGTTTCCTCCTGGGTCGGGTTTTCTACTGCATCTGCCGGCTCTGTGCCTTCAGAATCTTTTTCTTCCTCACTAGCTGCGACGTCGCTAACTCGCGCTGAACGGACGGCGGGTTCTGTTACAAGGCTAACTTCTATCAGTTCGCTTGCCTTGATAATCATCGCACCGTCTACCGTTTCATAATCGTCTACTGCAACTCCAACACTAAAGCCGTCCCTTAATCCGGACATTGCCTCTTCCAGCGCATCAGTGCCGGCGGTTGTATTTGCGATTTTAAAGGTTGCATCAATTCCTACAGGTTTTCCGTTTTCCAACGCTTCGTCCATCGATAAAGTCATCCCAATCGGTCTGGTTCTGTCGTGTTCTAAATTTAATTTTACCGGGATCATCGGGACCGAACCTGCTTTAAAGATAGTTCGTCCTGCGCTTGTAGCTGCTACTTCATCGTAAGTTACGATGCGGCCAGAGATAGTGCGCGCGTTGTTATCTGCCGCAGTTATTTTAATCGGTACTTGTATCTTCATCGAATCATGTCCTCTTCTTTTCTTATCTCTTCTGGAGTTATAGCACCGATGCCCGAAAGTATCTGGTAAACCTGCGCGCGCTCCAGCGGATTACCGCGCAGGAAGTCTGTAAAGTTGTAACGGGCGTATTGTCCTTGAGGTAAGAAATCGCTTTGACTTAATCTCTGTTCAATAACGGTCATAACCGGTTTCAACGAATAATCGATTAGGTCGCGTCGCTGATTAATCGCGTTGGAATAGGTATTTGACTGCGGGTCAGCAGACGCGAACCAAGCCGGGATTCCAATAGCGCGGCAAAGTTCCAGCGCAATGTACTGACGCGCCTCATTCAGCTGCATCTCTCCCGGGTTAAATCCTAATTTTTCCAATACGACATCAGCATTAAGAAAAGCCGTCGCTCTTTCTTTTCTAGCCTTGCTCCAGGAATCTAACAAGGTCCGAATTCTATCTCCGGGCATTGCAGTGCCGTTTGTTTTCATAACGGTTAACGGTGCTGGCTCTTTTGCGTAATTTAAAGCGGTTCTTTCTAACCAGGCTCCGGCTTTGATTGTTTGACCAGCGCGATTTAATAAACCTTCGTCCATTCCCATGAAGACTTTCATATCTTCATTGCGAACTTGTCTGCCATCGATTCGATAGCCCGTGATTTCCGTACTTTGCGCGTTAGTCATAACAGTTACGCGAGTCGGTGCGATTCTTTCCGCAGAACGGACTCTGCCATCCTCTGCATAACGGTCGATGCAATATAAATACGCATAACCGTAAAAAATAATGTCTTCAGCAATCCAGGACCATACGTTGGCCCCGCTGACGCGTGGGTCTGGTTGATTGATAACGCGTGGCGGTTCGATTCTTGTCTCTGTTGATTTTTGCCATACATCGATCATCGTGCTTGCTACTGTCGAGCAGATTATGTTGCGCGCTCTTGCTAAAGTTGGTATCGCCATCGCTTCTTCGCGCAGTGCAGTTGTTGACGTTGAGAAATACGCGCCAAAAGCATCAAAACTATTTACAGGTAAATAAGCAGCAGCGGCTTCCAGGACGTTGGCTTCTTTTACCGGCGTTCCAAGTAGGAACTCTCTTAATTTCATAGCAGAATCTTTGCCCCTCTTATACGCCTAACCAATCAGGATGTCGAACTCCGTCTCTGGGCGTGTCGCATAATGAGTAACTAGAGCTGAAGCGACGGTAGCGCATACGGCGGCCTTAGAAGCTCGACGTCCGATAACCCAGGCGCCATCTCCATAGGGCAACCGAGACGCGCTCAATATTTGCTTGGTCAATTCTGGCTGGCCGTTATGAACTAGGCGCCCACTTGTTACCGCGCCAAGTAACTCATCGCACGATTGCGCGTATTCGGCCCCGTCGATGTCCATAACCCGGATGCCGGCTGGAGCCAGGCGCATTGCTACCGCGCTAGAAGTTCGCTTTGAGTAGGCGACAAGCTCGGTGTTGAATTTTCTCGCATACGGCGCGATGTCATTGGCAATCGCCTTGTCGTCTAGCGATACCGGATTATGCCAAGTGTGGAGAAGCTGGACGATAAACCGGTCTGAATCGAGACGTTGCGCTGCAACCAGGGCACCGTGGCGACGGTCAGGCGAAAGGTCTACTCCTAACCAAGTCCGGCGGGTCTCATCCAGCTTCTCGTTCTTATTTTCGCAACTAGCCCACTCCAGCGATGGAATAGCCGGGTTGATTGAGTCAACCCATCGACACAGGACCTCAGTCCGAAAGACGTCCGGCGCATCGTTAGTTGCGCTTCGTATGTTATCAATATGAATCGTCCGACCTAGTGATGGATTTGCGTAACGCCATCCCTCGACGTCGTAAATATCGTCTTTAGGTGCGCTCCACTCGAAATAACCTATGTCGTCAGATGATCCTGCGACAGAAGCTAAGCCTCTTTCCCTGAGTTGATTCAAAATCAGGCTGTGCTGGTCTCCGGCGTTCGATAGCGTCCAGACTTGAGGATTCGAAGCGGCCATCATTGTGTATTTCATCGAGGCCCAAGCTTCTTGGTCCTTGTGTTCGCGCAGCTCGTCCATAAAGACCGTCTCTGGCCTAGAGATACCTCGCGCGGCGGCATTGGCGGCCTTGACCATATAGCGAGTCCGATGGTTGGTCTCGATTTCCTCAGAACCGTGCGCCCATCGAATCCGTTTAACTTGAGATGATAAAGATTCGTTACTTTCGATTATGTTAACCAAAGCTCGAAAAGTCTCCAGAGAGGTTGTGAGTCGATGCGCCGAACCAATCTGAAGCGGGTCGTTCCAGAGAAATAGCCCGGCTAAAATCCGAGACATCATCAAAGTAGACTTGCCATTTTGTCTGGCTACCACGGCGCATACAATCGGATAATGCCATCGCCCGTCAGGTTTGACCCGGTGGGCCTCGATTGCTAACCAACTCTGCCAGGGCAGTAGGTCTAGGCCGATAGATTTGCTGAAATCGATGAGTTCTTGACCCTTTGAGGGCAGATTTACCAGCGGAGAATGGATTCTGGGCTCAGAATGCCCAAGTATCACACCTCCTATTTCCGATGCGTCCCGTTCTCTAACGATGCTAACCATTCGAAACCGAATCGAAGTCATGACCAGCTGGCTCGTGCCGAAGGCTTTCGTTTCGTGGTGAAATTAGACCATGTGGGGTCGGTGGTGTCCTATCGCTATAAAAAAACCGCCCGCCTTTGCGTGAATTACACCTTCTGCAAAGAGTTTGGAGATTGTCGTCCATATCGGTCCCACCTAGCCTTCTCGGGACGATGTGGTCCACCGAGTCAGCCCCTTCCATCCCGCAGCTTTGGCAGGTGTAGTTATCTCTCATCAATATCCGAGCCCTGATAGTACGCCATAACCTAGTGGAACCATTATTTAAAGCAGACCCCATTAGTACCAACCCCGCCCTGTTAGTCGTTTACGTTTATTCCATTCTTTCAACGCTTCACAAGTAGAACCATAACGATGATCGATGTAACGCAGACCCCAATCGATTTGAGTAAAGGCGTCTTTGCCTCTTATTTTCTTATTGCGTAGCTGTGGGATTCCGTAGTGCGAACCGTTTACCGCTTGCGGTCTCCAGTTGCTCTCTCTTGTCCATAACGTATTTAAACATTTCATCTCATCAAAATCTTTTAATCGAGAATGCGCATAAAGTTTGTAAGATTCAATTTCTTTTGGAATTGCGGCTTCTACGGGCATCGCCGTAAAGCAAAGACCGGCCAAGAGCCCCGTAGCTGTTCGCCGGCTAAACCGCGAACGCGGCCGCCTCCAGCGGACGGAGCGTACCGACGCAGTCAATCTCTGTCTAGGTTTACGCGTGGGCTTGGGCGTGTCCCACAGGTTATGCCCATCTTGTGGATAACTCATCGAGTATAACCAAGCTCTGATTTTTGGATTGCGTGGACGTTATCCGAGCCCATCGCAGCTAGAACGCACGGCATAAAGATACCTTTGGACTCACCTTCGGCCGTTGTAAATCGTAGATTTGAGGGCAGCACCAGCATCGCGTCGGTCTGTTCCCATAGGATGTTAAACCACCGGGCCTTTGAGATTTGGACCAGGGCTATCCCGTTATTGTGGGCGATAAACTTCTTAGCCCACGGCGTTACATCGCTATAAGGTGGATTCATCCAGACTCGGCCAAACCACTCCTGGGCTAGTCCGTCATCGATAATCGTAAAGTGCTTTTTGGCCGGAATCCAGGGAATGCCGCCAGGTGGAGCTGATACGTCTAAATCGAACTCTAAACCGATGGCGTCAAATATCCACTTCGGCGTATAGTAATCGTCGCTTGTCTTGCTAGATACCTCATCAAATCCGATGTCTAAATCAAGTATTTCGTCCATCGATCATCTCCCTGTCTCGTTGATGTATACCGATTACGCCGCAGCCTAAGCATTGCGCACAGACAACCAAGTCGCCCACTGGGAACTCAGTTAAAACCGCGTGGATTTTGACTGCGCCACAGATACGGCACTTAAATCGCTTCTTGTCCATAAATGCTCCTCTTAAAGTTCTCCATCGGTTGGAGATGTCCCGCAGGAATCCACCAGCTATTCTGGTCGCGATGTTTAAAGCGGTCCCGCTTTGCCATTGCTACCGGTAGCCATCCTTTGAGGTAATACTTCGGGCTTTTGCCTACGACTAGCACTGCGACATCCATCTGCCGGTCGTTTGGATAGATAATCAAGTGGCCGTTCTCATACCGGGTCCATTTAACCTCGATATTAGTGCCCACATCGGCCTGTGTTTTCATCGTGTCGGCATAAGGGTCGTATTTGAGGCCAAAATAGGACGCGACGACCATTTCAGCAGCTATGGCCTCAGCTAGTTCTGAAATCTCCTCGTGGAGATTTAGTTTAACGTTATAGCGAGGCTCACTGCCCATCTTTGGAGTCTTTTGGATTTTTAATAAAGCAGCGTGGTGCGCTACTAATTCGCTCTGCGGATGTAATCGCATCGGGATCATCTCTGGCCTCTTTCCGATTCACTAAGAAGCTCGTCTGGAACCGGTTCGCGTTCAGCAATCGGGTCGAGGTTGCGTCCGGCCTCAAGTAGGACTTCGCTATGGTCGTCCGGTGTCATCCACTTGTCGCCGTACTTTTTCATCCAAATCGGCGCGCATTGGCGGGCTTTTACTTTTTCAGGACAGACGTAACCCTTATACGGGCTGCCGGTCTTGCCGGTGCCTTCTTTAAGGATGCGGTGGCCGTGTTTACAGATAGGCGGCTCTGGCATAACTTCGGCCCCTAGTTTGGACTTTAGATGAGCGATTGATTCGGCTGCGGTTGGAACGTCGCGCTTGGATGTGTGCGCATCGGGATACGCGGCCTGCGCTTGTAGGCTTTGGGCCTTCTCCATGTCCTGACGCGTTGGACGGGCTCCAGAGGGCGTTAGAGCCCCGATAGCACGGCCCACAGCGGAAGTTACGCAG